TTCCTCAAACTCGTGAGGAAACATCTCTCTGAATCTGCGAACGACTTCATCAGTGATGCACGGCTTGTAAAGGTCAGGATCGAAGTTCATCCTCTTATAGTCTTCTGGCTTCATAACTGCCGCAATGTGCGGCGACATTGCAATATAGTACGGACTGATTTTGCCGAAATTAACCCAGCGAAAGAGGTTGTTGTTGATGTGGGACTCCCGGTACTTTTCAAGGTTTGGACTTGCTCCAAAGGTTTTGGCGAAGAACTCTTTAGTTCGCTCAAGTCCTTCGAGGGCTTTGATGACGCCGGGACCAACAGGCTGGGATACTTCGGACGGCTTCGCAGAGATGGAATCATATTTTCTTTTCCATAATTTCCACCGCTTCCAGGCTTTATCTCCCACCAAACAATTGGCGTCGATGAGAGGGTGGCCCTTGCCGGTAATGATATGTCGGAGGACATCAAGCTGCGCCCGGATATACAAAGGGTAGTCTTTTTCTTCGAGTACGCCCTGTGTCTCACGAACCAGCTTGTAGCACACTTTGAATATCAGCGACTTTCGAGGGTCGCCCTTCTTCATTGTCGTGTGCTGATATTCAGGGAATACTTTACGACTTCTATCGAGCCAGAGCAAGCACAATTTATACGCTTTGCCTTCAAGCTCATCCATTTCGTAGTCAATAATTGCTTCGAGTCGCACGTCGTTGCTCTCCGAGAATAAGTCTTCTTTTTTGTTTTCAGCCATTTTACCTCGTTCCTTTTTTTCAGTCGAGTGCAATTATTTATCTAAATCGGACTTGATCTGCGGAATCTCAAAATATATCATGCGCTACAACCAAACTAAAAGAAAAAACCTGGGATCAAATGGACGGAAGCGGTAAAAATACGTTCTATCTGGCTTGATCGAAACGAATTTCGTGTCTAGGATATTGACGCTCGGTGAAATAAGTGCATCCAAATAGCCGAGTGAAAACCTTCAATAAGGCATACAGGTCATCGCTGCTGGGATAGAAATATTCCTTCAGATTTCGGACAGCCTTTGATGCTACAGCCCCAATACCCCGGATTGGTTCGAGGGCCTGATTTACTGGATAGGGTTTCTTCCTCAAAAGAGGTCTTAGGTGGCAATGGGCCGACGTGTAGCGGCTAGTCGGAGAGTAATCTCCGAGGATTGAATAAGAGCTAGGATTCAACACCCACCAACGGCGTGCCTCGTCGCTCAGATAAACGAGGTTGGGATAAATCACAAAGAAACCGATATAATCCGCTGAACCTATAATCGCTCCAACGGAAGTTGGGTGTAAATCAGAAAGAGCTTTAGAGCTAACTTATTGTTGGGATTACAGCCGAAATTTTCGGCTATTGTATAAGTGACTAATTACAGTTGCTTGTACAATGAATAATCCCAATAATAAGAAGGCTCTTTTAGTTTATAAATAATTATAAGAAGCGTTTGTTGTACACCCAACAAAGAAACAAGAGACAACGAACAGTCTTGCAATCAAAGCGTTTGAGTCTTATACTTAACCAAGAAGGGTGCCTTTCATTGGCACACTGCCAAGGATGTCATAAACCGCATGATTGAGACACATGGACCACTCGCAACTGGCAAAGGCTCTTACCGATACGGTGGGGCCAAATGTGTTTATCTGTTTCCAGCCGGAAGTGCTTGACTTCACGGATCGGGCAGTCGTACCTGAATTGCAAATATTCAGTTCGAGTGGGCAAATCAAAGTTATGCTCACGGACGAAGTTTTGCCGATACTCTTGCCAATGTTGCGGCTGAGTATTTTTGGAAAGAGCAACAAGATTGTCGCTTGGAATTGGAAGAACCTCGTAAGTTTCATTCTGGCCAAGACTGGCAAGACGTATCCCGTCGATGGGGCAATTATTGACTTGAAGATAATCGAAACTTATTGCGGGCGCAAGTTCAATGTTCCGAAGACACTGATCGAGGCAATGAACAGACTGAAAGACCTCATCACCACTGGTATGTGGAAAGAGGTTGAGACGGTTTATCGCAAGGTTCATATACCGCTCATCACTACGGTCATCCCTCATCTCGAAACTGTTGGCATCCTCAATACGCAAATCGGCAATAGGGTCTATGCGTATTACGAAATTAACGGCCAGGAAAATGGTCGTCTGAAATGTTCTGGCGAGTATCAGCAGGGCTATGTCCCGCACGCCATGAAGCCGGAGACACGGCAGGTTCTCAAGCCTCGCTCTGAGAGCGATCTGTTCATGGTTTTTGATTACAAGGGCATGGAAGTCTTCATGCTGGCCTGGATGAGCAAAGACCCGCTATTGCAGGAGTTTTGCCGGGAGCCGGATGTTTATGTTGCCCTTTACGAGAAAATCACCGGCAAGGAATGCGAAGGAAAAAATGATCGTGAAATGGCGAAAAAATTCTTTCTGCCGGTTATATATGGACAGTCGGCTTATTCATTAAGTCAACGCTGCGGTGTCGCCCTGGATGTCGCAGAGATTATTGTAGAACGCATTGACGCTTTGTTTCCGGTTGCTTTGGCCTTCATCGAGGGTTATCAGAAGCAGCTTCAAGAACTCGGATATGCCAAAGACATCTTTGGCAAACGCCGTTCAAGTTTCGAGGAAGGCAAAGAATATTCTGTCAGAAACTTCGCAGTTCAATCACCGGCATCCGTCGTGTGTTTGGAAAAGTTATCCCACCTATATTTCGCACTCAAAGATAAAACCGACCTCGCCTACACCGTCCATGACGGTTACGCTGTGTATGCAACGAAGGAGAACTGGAAAGCCATAGCAAAACTTGGCCGAGATGTTCTTACTGGCGAGTCAGATTTATGCCCCGGTTTACGGCTCAGAGTAACTTGCCGTGCTGGTCGCAACCTTGATGATCTGAAGTTACTCCGCACCTAGAGGACCAATGTTAGACATTTGCATAAATTACAGCATTAACGAAGAAGAGTACCTAGAGCTTGAACATCGTTTCGGTCGCCTCTGTTGGCACGCCGCACACGAACTCAAGAAGAAGAACTCTCGCAACAACTACACCGATGATCCCGAAGACATCAAGCAAGAACTCCAGATGTCTATGCTCAGAGCCGGTAGCTATTACAAGCGACAGATATACATTGAAAAATGTCTTGCCGTGGCAAAGAAACATGCCACCGACGAGCTTATGCAGCATATCATACAAGAGCTAGAGAACTTGTGGGCTAACCGAACTCGACATGGCGCAAACCGCCAGAAGTTCGGGACGTTCCAAGAACAGCTTCTCCAGAAGATCGTTCGGCAAATTGTTCCGAAAGAGGAGAGGCCCAATAAGAAAGAGAACTTGAAGATTGACGCCAAGTTCGCTACTTATTGCAAAGCCATTGTCTGGAATGGGCAGAAAAGCATGGGTAAGAAGATAACTAGAGAGAAAGCAATCCGATCTGGCCAAGTAAGCCTTTCTGAATTCGATTACTTGGGTACGGTATAATCGGTTTATAATACGGAAATGGGAACGGTGTAGTCTGTCGCCGAGGGCATACAACTTGATTGTGTTTTACATAAATATGTTTTGTTTTTTTATATAAAAAATGCCTTAGTAATGCGACACTCCGTTCCTTATTTCTTTTCTCCTGAAGGTTGTCCCGATGGAACCCAAATCAAGACCCAAAATAACCACTGGATATGGCGATGATGGATGGACTTACGCCGGAATCCATAAGCAATGTGCAAAAGATGATTTTGTCATTGACACCCTGGGCGACCTTGATGAACTTAATTGTTGGTTGGGTCGCACTAGAGAGTTGTATCCACAATTCGATGAAGACCTGAAGACGATCCAAGGCAACATTTTTGAGCTTGGTGTATTCGTCGTACAATATCGCCCGCCCTTCACTCTTGAGGATGTTCGCTGGTTGGAGAGCAAGTCTGTAGAACTCGAAAAAGACCTGCCCGACCTCAAGAACTTTATTCTTCCTCACTACCCTTCTGAAGTTCACATTGCACGAGCGGTATGCCGTCGTGTAGAACGTAAGCTATGTTCTTTCATGCGGCAGTCTGAAAGACTTCTTTCAGAAGTGCCAACCAGCAAGATTCCAAATGTTGAGGGGTTCAAATTTATCGTTCCGTACATCAATCGCCTCAGCGATTATCTCTTCATCATGGCCCGCTATTTGTGCTATTCTGCCGGTAAGACAGAAACTATATGGCAAGGCACAAAACCGGAGGCAAGTAAGTGAAGAAAAAGAGTGTCGAAGTAGAACTCAAAAGTTACGTCATCGTTCACGCTCGTCATCCTGATGGAAAAATATTGTTGGTTCTTAAAGACAGACCAGCATGGCAGAAGGGTCGTTTGAATTTGGTCGGCGGCAAAATTGAGCCTGGAGAAACACCCACTCATGCCGCCATGCGAGAGTTTCTCGAAGAGTCGGGACTCATTGGTGATCCTGCCATTCCTAAGTTGTGCGGGGCAATCAAAGGCGTTGATTGTCTAATTTATTGTTTCTCTGTGGATGTATATGAAAAAGTAATCAAACCACGAGAAGGCGAAACAGAAAAAGTTGATTGGTATCCTCTGGAAGTGCTTGACGATCCAAGACTTATGCCTAATCTAAGGCTAGTCATTCCCATGTTGCAAATGGGCGTCACGGATTGGGTTATCTCTGACCACAAGTCGTCTTTGGGTGTACCTGCTCACGAGGTTATGGTATCCTTGGGTATAAATAAACCTTTCGTGAATGGGTGACAATAAAAATGCGAGACTTAACTCCAGAGGAGCAAGCAAAACTTGAAGCGATTACCGATCCACAGGCCAATGCGAAGGTAAAGTTTGCTTGGGACGACACGTTCCAGCGTAAGCTGATGGGCATGTTATTGACCGATCAATACATGCTTATTCAGGCAATTGACAAGTTGGAAGCCGGGTATTTCAGCAATGAAGCTCATGTGTTGATTTGTGATATTCTGTTGAAGCACTTTGCTGTTCGCAAAGCAATTCCAGAAAAATGGATCATTGAAAATGAGCTTCGAGAAAAACTCAAAGATCGTGATGCCAGTATTCAATTGCACTACTTGGCAGAACTTCATTCTGTATATGACTACTATGTTCCTGGTTTGGAAACACGGGAATATCTAATTGATAAAATAACTTTTTTTGCAAAAGTACAAGCTGTAAAAATAGCTTTCAATAAATCTCTCGAATTGATGGCAGAAGCCCCGGAATCTGAAAAGACCTGGGCCACCGTTTATGAAGAAATGCGAAAAGCAATGCTCATCGACCGGAGCTATGAACCCGGTGTTGAATACTTCATGAACCTGGATGAAATGTTCTTGCGAATGGATCAGGTCTTTGAAGGCAAGGACCGATTCACTTCTGGCTTTGCTCCTATTGATGACGCCCTCACAGGTGGCGGTCTATTCAACGGACAGATCGCTTCCTGGATTGGACTGCCCGGAACAGGCAAGTCTTTGGCGCTCGTTCGGTCTGCTGTACAGAACGTCCTATTGGGCCACAAGGTTCTCTATCTCACGATGGAAATGGACGAGCTTGGCATCATGCAGCGATTCACATCGCAGTTTGCCAAGTTGGACATCAATAACCTGCGAGGCGTCAAAGACGAAGTTTATCGTACCGTGGAAGAATTTAAGAAGGGATATGATGATCCCAACTTGCTACACGTCAAGCAGTTCCCAGGCGGCGAAATGGACGTGAATGGTATTCGTGCTTATATCGCCCAACTTGAATTGCGGAAGTTCAAACCCAACTTGGTCATTGTTGACTATGTTGGCGAAATGAAAGACGATCCCAACGTCAAGAAGTACGAGTCTGCATATCGTATTCTTCGTGACCTTCGTGGCTTCGGCGTGAGTCGTGGACATTGCACAATGACTTGCGTGCAGCCCAATGCGTCAGCCGCCAAACTGGAACTCGGTCAGTATATTGACGAGTCGAATATCGGCACATCATTCGACCAGTTCAAGCCGCTGGACGCCTTTTGGAGCATCAACCAGCAGGTATTGGAGAAGGACGCTGAAGTTGGTCGAGTCTTCGTCATCAAGCACCGTAATGGTCGTTCACGTTTCCCATTCAAGATTGGCTTTGACTATAAGCTGGGAACGCTCGATATGTTCGCTATCTCTAAGGAGAAATATCGAGAGCAAATGAATCTTGTCCAGGAAAAGAAGGCCGATGAGGTCACGATGGATAATATCGACACCGGCACTCCTCAGCCTGGGAAGAAGCAAAGGAGCAAGCGGGGCTTTAAGGGTGACGATCCGGTTGAAGATACCTATGAGGCTTAACTCCAACCGAACTCCAATTTCATGGCGTGGAAACACAGCGTAAATTATGGATTCTGAAACGCAATTTACTTTTTCATGAGGTTCAAATGAATAACGAAGATTTTTTTGCTGCATGGGATGTTCGGATCAACAACTCTATCGAACTTACTGAAGATGAATGTCGATTAGCCGACATTAGAGGCAAGAAGAAATATGATGAGGCTGTTAAGGCGGGCAAGAAGGACAAATATGGTTTCAATGGAAATCCTTTAGCCATTCATTGTCAAGGAGAGCGAGGCGAATTGGCTGCGTCCAAGTTTCTTGGCATCGAGTATGAATTTAGGTGCAATGAATACAAAAATGGTTTGGCCGATTTGGGGGATGACATTGAAGTAAGGACCAAGACATACGACGGAAAAATGATAGTAAGACACGATGACCATGATAATCGAAAATATGTTCATGTGGTTCCTGTGGGAATTTCAGATGCTACTGGTTGTCATCGCAAGTTTCACATCAAAGGTTGGGCATTTGGTCGTGACTGTATGAAGAGGGAATATTTGGGTAGTCCCGATCCAAAAAGACCGCCATGTTATAACATTCCTGATGAGTTGCTTAGGCCAATTGGAGAACTCGTCCAGCATGGCTAAATAGGATATGTTAAAGAAAGTCGCTCTAGTAGCGGGGATCGTCATTATGGCGGTCCTGATAATCGTTCATCTTCCGCACACGGTTATTCAGGAATCCTCTGCTACACAATTTGTTTTGAACGTCCCGTTTAAGGAAGTTCAAAAGTCTATCCGAAAGGGGAATTTTGAACAGGAAACCTTGAAGATCAACAATGCGGAATTGCTACAAAAGCAATGGATAGACAGGAATTTCAATATTCAACGGCCCCTAAAGGCTGACCGATATTGGGAGTTTTCCGGCAGGCTGCTCGCCAAGGTGCGGGTAGATAATCCTCAAGCTGGAAAGATGGATGTGGAATTGGTGGAGGATATTTTTTTCGCCACCAATAGAATTGAAGTGAAGACGCAGCTTGCCAAGCCATTGGCGATAGGCGTCTCTGATATACGTCAGGAAATAGTGATATATCCTTACGGGCAGACAACCAGGGTGGAGTTGAGCAGCAACATAACGCTCAAGCGATTCGTGCCTTGGTTCATGACAGACTACGCTCGCAAGCAGGTGAAATCTGCAACCGAACAGTCTGTCTCGAAAATGGAATCTATTTTGAGGAACTTAAAATGAAATATCGTATTTGCGAAATGATGCTCAATGAGTATGTTAATCACCCCACCGAAGTCAAAATTGACGAAATTGAGGCAAGCAGCCAGGAAGAGGCACAGAAGCTCGCTAATTTACGTTGGCCGAACCGAGGACCATTGAAGGTGGCTCCAGCGGACAGCTACAGAGAAAATAACTGTGTTGATTACATCCGAGAGTAATGGTAAAGTATTCCTAAAGGCGAAACACTATGGCACAAGAAGCACCCATTGAAATTGTTAAAGTAACTGTTCAGGGGCGAGAGATTGTTCTCGACCCTAAGAACATGAAGTACAACGAGAACTCCTTGGGCGATTACATGAACAAGGAATACGGGTGGGTTGACTATCTTGGCAAGCAACTTGAGTACGCTCAAAAAGAAGTTTTGCTCGCTGACATAGAAGCCGACCGATTGCTTGGTTTGCGATACATGGAAGCCAAAGATAATGGACAATCAGAAGGTTATTCAAAAGCCTTTTCTACCTCTAGTGATGATGTGGTTGCGGCAAGGAAGCATTTAGCCGAACGAAAAGAAGTTGTCGGCCATCTCAAGGCTCACTTACGAGCTTTTGACAAGAACCACGAGAACGCTCAGAACCGAGGCCACACGCTTCGTAAAGAGTTGGATAAGCTCAACAGAGACATTTATGTGTCGCCTGATGATGCGACTTGCACATTCGAGGAAGCACTGAACAAGGAGGAGTAATGTCAATAATTACCCTTTACCGTTCTTTGACTAATGATTATCGTGTCTACCACGATCTGCGTCCTGATTTGTATGTTGAAGGCGAAGATCAATACGCTGCAATAGGCGAACTGATTCGCAGGCATCCAATGGGTGAAGTCTCTCATGGTCGATCCTACCAAGATTACGAACTATCGTCTTTCTCAAGCCAAGACAGAAGAAGTGCTTTTGTTTTGGGTTTGCGCAGCAGGCAAGAATGGCGTGACCGCAGCGAAATGCTTAGACAGACTTCTCTCGACTTGGCGGGAGAGAGCATCCAAGGTCAATCCGAAGCCGTCGCCGTTTGACATCATTCGACACATCTCTCAAGTCGGCGATCTTGCCGACGAAATGAAGAATCATGGCATTGGCTGTTATAACGCCAAGGCCAAAACATTTCTTCATCTGGTCGGCAAGTCAATGGACTTAAAGAAATGCACTGTGGAAGACCTTGAGTCCGTTCCTGGCATTGGCCCAAAGACCGCCCGATGCTTCTTGATTCACAGTCGCCCAAATCAGCAATACGCTGGTCTTGATACTCACGTTCTGAAATATCTTCGAGACAAGGGACATGAGGTTCCTAAGTCTACTCCCACTGGTAAAAAATACCGTGATTTAGAAACGGTGTTTTTGAAGTATGTGGCTGAGTCCGGTATGACCGTCGCAGATTTTGATTTGATGATTTGGAATGACTACCGGAACAGGAAAGCGGCATGAGTATTATTACTATGACAAATGGCGGCAAGCG